TTGGAGGGCATGAAAATGTCTAAGACTTTATCAGCCGTACAGGTTGGAGAATTTGACTCCGAGGTAAAGCAAGCCTATCAAGGTAAGTCTAACCTTCGGAATACTGTTACATTCCGCGGTAATGTTACTGCGGGCACTTATAACTTCCGTAAAATGGGAAAAGGCTTGGCCAATCAAAAAGCGCCACAAGCTGACGTTACCCCTATGGACGTTGAAAACACCAAGCAATTGGCAACATTGGAAAACTGGAACGCTCCAGAGTACACCGATATTTTCGATCAAGCTGGTGTTAATTTCGATGAGCAAGCAGAACTAGCCGAAACTATCGCAATGGCGATTGGTCGTCGTGAAGATCAGCTTATTATTGATGCACAACTAAACTCAGCGACTACTAATTTAGTAGGTACGGACGTCGGTGGTGTTGGTACTGGTTTGAACGTGGCCAAAGTGCGTCGCGCTTCTAAGTTGCTTAATGCTTTAGGTGTGCCAATGAAAGATCGACACATCTTAGTTTCTGCCGAAGGTTTGGAGCAAATGTTAGGCGAAGAAGAAGCAACTAGCGCAGATTACAACACTGTTAAAGCGTTGGTTAATGGTGAGCTCAATAGCTTTGTGGGCTTCCAATTCCACGTAATTGAAGAACGCGCCGAAGGTGGTTTGCCAGTTGCGACGAATATTCGTACCGGAATTGCTTATCATAAAAGGTCTACTGGTATTGCCGTTGGCCTTGGTCCTAAGACACAAGTTGATTGGGTTCCTCAAAAGACCTCTTGGCTTGCTAATGGTATGCTAAAAGCTGGTGCAGTTGCGCGCGATGCAGAAGGTATCGTTTTAGTTTCTAGCACCGAAGTATAGGAGGTATTGATCATGGCATTTTCAGCAAATACTTTCATTCGTTTATCAGCTCAAGCTAATAGTGATGCTGCTGCGGTTTTTGTCTACCGTACAGCGGACAATGAGGCAGCAGTTACGGCGGCTGATTACTTCAACCCAGCAGCGCAAATAACAGGCGGTTTGGGGCTAAAAAACCTTGATGTGATCTTGGTTCAGGCTTCCGATGTCACCGCTTTTTATGAGGTGACTGTGACGGCTGGCGTAGTCGCTATCAATTTGACTAGCGCCTTTTCATAATTAGGATGGCCCCCGCAAGGGGGCTTATTCTCTATGACTACAAAAATTGAAATTGCATCTAATGCTTTAATTCTGTTAGGTGATAAGCCTATTTCTAGTTTTAGCGAGCAGGGCGCGGGCCCACAAGCTGCGGCTAATCTATACGAGCCTATTTATTTAAATATGGCAACTTCGCATTCTTGGGGTTTTAGCAAAAAGCAATTGCAGCTCTCGCAGAATGTAACACCCCCTCCCTTTGATAATTACCGATATTCCTATAATTTGCCCGCTGATATGATTCAGGCTTTTGGGCTTCGGTCTAATATGGATTATGAAATTTTCGCGGGCGGGCTTTTATACACAAATGACTCTAAGGCAGAATTTACCTATCAGATTCGACCAGATGAAGCATTAGTGCCACCGTATTTTGCGTGGCTTATTAGTGTTGAGTTGTCTAAATATTTAGCCATGCCGGTGACTGATAGAGCGGAAGTGCTATCAAACGGCGCTGTCTTGTCCCAAGAGCAATGGCTGCTAGCTATTAACCTTGATTCACAATCCGATACTAACGAGGCGGTTAGGTCTAGTCCATTTACGGAGGTGCGAGGCTAGTGGTATGGAATATTCAAACAAATTTTACCTCCGGCGTCCTTGATCCAAAATTAAATGGCCGTATTGACTTAGGGATCTATTATAACGGCGTACAATCCGGTGATAATGTGATCATTCTGCCTCAAGGTGGGATGACCCGTCGGCCTGGCTTCGAGTATTTAAACACCTTGGCCGCTCGTTCTCGCCTATTTGCTTTTGAGTTTAATACGTCCACTTTATATATTATTGCGATGGACGAAAATAATTGGTATTCCTACCAGCCAGATGGAACGCTAGCAGATTCAGGGGCGCATACATTCGGAGCAGACATTTTTGAAGCCGATTATGTTCAGTCCAGAGATACCCTAATTTTGGTGCATCCTGATCAGCCACCCGCGAGACTAAACCGCCTAAATGCGACAACTTTTTCATTTGTCAATATTAATCTTTTAAATATTCCTCAATTTAATTTTAATGACATTAATAGCCCGATTGCGACTTCTAACGCGCAGGAGATCACTTTTACCAATTTTAATACTTCTGATCGCTATAGATTAGTTCTTGAGGGTTTTTTAACTGAGGAATTAAGCTTTGCCGCGGACGCTGCGACCAATGCGCAGAGGATACAGGAAGCGCTGTTAGATCTACCGATTACGGATTCAAACCCTATTACCGTGGTCGTTGGTGTGCCTGGTAGCGTTGCGGGGCCCTACTTAGTATCTTTAGGCTTTGGATCTGCCGGCAATTATGAGGAATATAACGGGGTTATTGTTTCCGCTCAAAGTGTAAACGCGGAAATTTCAGCAACGGTAATACAGCCGGGGTCCTCCCAAAAGGAGGACGTTTGGAGTGCCACGCGCGGCTATCCGAGGACAGTAATTTTTCATGAAAACCGCTTAGTGTTTGGCGGCTCCAAGAGTAAACCGAACACCCTTTGGCTCAGTTTTGCGAATGACTTTTTTAATTTTAAAGAGGGAACCGGGCGAGCTGATGAGGCGATTATAGCGAATTTAGATACTGATCAACTAAACGAGATTGTGGGACTGTCTACAAACCGTAATTTACAAGTTTTCACTACTGGTCAAGAATTTTTTGTACCTACGAGCCCAACAACACCGATAACCCCTGAAAACTTTGTCATCAAGCCACAAAGCCGGTACGGGGCAAAAGAGGTGAAACCGCAAGTTATCGACGGCTTCACAAATTATATTCAACGAACAGGGGCTTCGGTTCGTCGTTTCCAGTTATCGGAATTTGAAAGCTCTTATGATTCAATTAGTGTATCTTTATTGGCACCAGATCTTATTCGTAACCCTACGGATATGACAGTGCAAAAAGGTGTATTTAATATTGATGCGTCGTATCTTTATATTATTAATGACGATGGCACTCTTGGCGTATATCTTTCCAAGAAAGAGGAGGGCCTTAATGGCTGGGCTTTGTGGACTACGGACGGCGATTTTCAGCATGTTGTGGCTGTGGGCGATGATCTCTATGTTTCAACAGAGCGCGAAATTAATGGCGCTACTGTTCATTTTTTAGAAAAATTATACTCAAACCCTACCGCTGAAATGTGGTGTGATGCTGGGGTCAGATACGACCAGACGCCCTCCAACACCGTGACCGGCCTAGATCACCTAAACGGGCAATCGATTCGGGTTGTGGCTGATGTCGCCGTACAGGCTGACAATACACCGGTCGCAGGGTCGATCACACTTGCTAAAAATAGCGCCTTTGGCTGGGTTGGTTTGGATTATAACCCGTTTATACGCACCATGCCCGCCGCCGCTCAGGCTGCGAATGGTCAAATATTCCCATTGCGTAAAAGATGGGTGCGCGTACGCCCCCTCGTTTTAAATTCTTTAGGTGTGTATTTGTCCGATGGTGACACCGAAATTTTTGTGCCTGACCGTCAGTTCGATATTACCCCTTTGGATCAGCCCCCGGTTCCTCGAAGTGGTATTGACCAGGGTGTTAAATTCCTAGGCTGGACCTACGAAGCGCAAATTGATATCTATCAAAAAGACCCTTTACCGTTTACAATAACCTCATTAAGTACGGAGTTGAGATAATGGCTATCCAAGCAGCTCTGCTAATCGCTCAAGGTGCCTCGAAAGCAGGAGAAATTTTTAGCACCTTAGAAGCGGGTAAAATCGAGCAGCGAAAACTAAAATTCGACGCGGATCAAGTATTATTGAATGCGCAGCGCAGGACTAATGATCGCTTGGAGCGGTTATTAGATGTCATGGCAATTAATAACGCAAGCCTTGGAAAGCGCGGTATTGCACAAGAAGGATCGCCACAAAACATTTTGGAGTCTGATTTCCGAAAAATGTCGCGTGTCGCTCAATCTGATTTACTCGATGCACGAACAGCAAATATTTCCTTGCGCTCTCAAGCTTCGGCGGTTCGTCGAATGTCGCGTATTAAGGCGGCTGGTTCATTGTTGGGCTTCGCGGGCGATGTAGGCAAAACCGGGGGGTTAAAATAACGTGGCTAGATTCACTGAACAGGTTGCTCAAAGTTCCGTTTCTTTAGATACGACCGGCGCTGATGCGGCTAGACAGTTAGCTAGTACTTTATCGGCTTTCAGTGATCGGATAGGACAGGAGCGCCGACAATTAGTTGCTAAAGAAAGTATGCAGCAAGGTATTAAGGCGGGACTCGAAAAGCAATCGCCCGTTTCAGGTAATACGGTAGCTGCCGAGGCTTTTAATCAAGGTTTGTTTCAAAGTTATTTGGCTGGGGTGGATAATGAAAACCGCCTAGCTATTTCCGAACTTGCGGAAAAATACCCGGACGATCCAGCAAAATTTTCATTGATGGTTGAAAAATATCGCTCAGGCGCATTATCGGCTTTGCCCGAAGAAATGCAAACACAAGCGGCGTTAAATCTTGATGACCAAATTAATCGTGCGGCCATACAGGTTCAAGGTAACTCGATTGCCCGACAACGTAATGAAATTCTGCAAGACTTACAAAATAACACTAATTTAAATATGGATGAATCTGGCAGTCTTGCCCGGATGGGGGATGATGCCGGCTCAAAAATTGAGTTTGAAAAAGGCTTAGCCAGTATTGACGCAATGGATATTTTAGCGTCTAAGAAAGCCGAAATGAAAAAAGCGTATAAATTAGAAGTTACAGAGCAAAAGTACAAGGGTGTGAATGATCGCCTTTATGAAGAAGGCGGTATTAAAGCGGTAAATGGGTGGTTAACTAAGAACGAAGGCAAGCCGCGCAATGGTACCAGTGCCGATGAGTGGGACGCGATTACCGACGCTATTCAAGCTGACGCAAACCGTAAAGAGTCACGAAAGAACGCAACAAAAGCAGCCTCTAAAACTGATATTAAAAACATGCTAAAGCAGTATGAAACGGCTAAAAGCTTGGGGTGGGACGTTAACCGCAAAGATGAATTGCAGTTAATTTCCGCTATTTCAGGATTTCCCGACTTAGTGGCAAAAAAGAAAGTAATTGACAAGACGGCGACTTTTTCGGTGATGTCGTCGGCTGATCGTGCGGCAATTTTAGACGAAGCAAACACGGGCCGGTTGGGTGACGTTGAAATGCGCGTTTCCTTGGGTAAAGCAAACAAGCAAATTAATAAACTAGCCCAAGAAGATGGGTACTCGTTAGGGGTCAATCAAGGATTGATCGAAGCAGCCCCCCTAGAATTAGGAAACCCCGAAAGCATGGCTATTCGCATGGATCAGGTGCAAGGCTTAGAGCAGCATTATGGTGTGCCGATTTCCCCTTTGATGGATTCTGAGGCTGGTGCGTTGGTCGAAAGTTTGCCAAATATGACACCTTCTGAAAAAGTGCAACTGGCAATGACCTTTCAGGACACGCCGGCAGTTTGGGGGCAGTTAGACAAGAAAAATGCCGGGGCGTTTGCGATGGCGGGGTCTACTGGTGACGTTCAAGTCATGACCGATGTGTTCAAGGGTGAAGAACTTATTGCCAATAAGTTGGTAAAAAACCTCAGCCCAAATGATTATTTAGCAGAATTTGAAGAAATGGTCGAGGGTATTTATGGCCCTCATGATCGACGAGCTTTATTAGATTCTGTTTTAAAACATTATGCAGCCACTTCGGCAAATGCGGTTACTGGTATTTATGATGCGGGAGACTTTGAAAACTCCCTTCAAGCAGTAAGCGGTGGCATTGCGAAGATCAACGGATTTAAGATTGAACTACCCCGTGGTATTGATGATGATGCGTTTGAAGATTACGTGGACAATTTGCAACCCGATACTATTGAGGCATTGGGTGGAATCGCTAACTTTACCAATGAAGAGGCTATACTAGCCATTCAAGCAGGCCGCATCCGTAATATTGGCAATAATCAATACGTGATCGAAACCGGTGGCGGTGGTTTTTTTACTGAAAAAGCAGTGACAACCTTGTTTGGCCGTAATGGTGAGCCCTTTATTTTTTCCTATAATGAAGACCAAGCCGCACTTAATAACGCTATTGCAGAAGAGAAAGCGCAACAGAGAGCCGACGAGATTCAGGCGCAAATAATGGAGCGATAATGCCCTTTATCAATAGCACTAATAAGCGAGCCGTGTTACAAGAAGCGATCCCTGATGAAAATGTACAGGCGGCGGGGTTTGGAGAAACATTTGCGGCTGCTTTGGGTAGTACGATCGACGAAGATTTATCGATATCTTTTACGTTAAATCGTGAGGGTTGGGAAAATAGACGGCGATTAATTGAACAGAAAATCGATGATGATCAGCTAGACCGAAATAGATACCTAGATCGCATGGGGCGTTTTGACTATAACCGTGCAGCAATAGATCTTAATGACCCAGAGATCAAAACGGATAAGGTTTTGACCGAAGAGCGTAATACTATGCTTGCGAATCGGCGCGCTTATACTCAAGATGTTTTAGAGCGTGGTAATGGTATGGCTCAATTCTTGGGAATGGCGAATGCATATATGCTCGATCCTATCTCAATCGCCACAATGCCAATCGCATTACCCGCGACTGGTGCTAAATCCCTATCTATTGCGGGGAGAGCCTTATTAACCGCTAGAAATGCGGCAGCTATTGAAACAGCTACAGAGCTTGCTATACAGCCTTTGGTTTATCAGCATAAGCAAGACATCGATTCCCCCTATACGTACCGTGACGCGCTAGAGAACATCGCTGGTGCGGCGATTGGTGCGAGTGTGTTAGGTGGTGCGGCTGGTGGCGTTTCTGGTTATCTAAGAAAAGTTAATCGCAGTGTTGTTGATAGCGGTGTCGTGACTCCCGAGACAGAATTTTCTATGAATAATCTAGGTCGCTTAGCGGATACGGTGGATTATGGGCGCGCTAATCGGGACACGTTAGATGATGTCATGGCAGATTATGACACTGTGATTCGGGGTGAGTCTGATTTTGCTACCGCAGCGGCTAAGACTGAAACAGATTTAGAAGCAACCATTAAAACCCGGGATGCCGAGGGTAAAAATACTGAGTTTTTTGACAATCAATTGGTATCTTTGCGCCAGGCTGTAGAAACCGGAGAGATTGAAAGCTATTACAAGGCTGCGCGGGAACAGGATATTCAATCGGATATCACCTATTTAAATGAGTTAGAAATTCAACGTAAAACCTCCGGCCAACCAAGCGTAAAACCAGAGCATTATTTCGAGCCACCACAACAGCCGGCACCTAAAGCGACTGTGGGTCAGAGAGAAGATTTTATTCTGGAAGAAACTGGAATGAAGGAAAGTTTCAATCGAGATATGGAAAGTTTTAGACAAAGATGGAAAGTTATAGACAAATAGAAAAACCCGTTATTATAGAGGGTGAGGAAACAATCGACGCGGTAAAAAGAATGGGTGAAGTTGATAAAGAATTAGAGGGCATCGATGCGGTGCTAGTGTGTGCCCGTGGGTAGCTTTAATCAGTGTGTAGACGAGGCGCTCAGTGCTGGCAAGATCACCAAAGATGTAGCCGATCATATTAAAAAAGCGCAAGATCCAGAAACCGCGATTAATGAGCTTGTGGGTAATTTAACGCGCCAGAAAAGAGAAACCGCTATTCAATCGGTGAGAATGGCCGAGGCTTGGGAAAACATTAATAAACATGGTGGAACAAAATACGATGGTTTAATTGCCTTAATGACGAAAGACCCTA